TAATGACAAGACCTGGGCTTGGCTGACACCTAAGTTAAATATAACTAGCCCTAGGACTAACCCTGTTGTTAGTACAAAGATAGCAAGTTGGTTATATTACAACGATGGTAGTCACCATTGGAACAGTAGCAATAAATGTTGGAGGACATATGACAAAAGCAAATAAAGACTGGGATATTAATGGAGAAAAATTCTATGAACAACTTAAACAAGGTGAAGAAATGGAGAACCTATACAAGAAGTTCATGGGTAATGACAGCATAGAAGTTAAATCAGAAAGACACATTTGGGAGAAGTCTAAAAACCATTTTGTAGAATATCTGTACAGGCCTGTCAATCAATTAAAGTACGAACCTAGTGGGATATCCGCCACTAAAGCTGAATGGTGGGCATTGTTTTTAATAGACGACAATGACAAACCCATCATGTGTTACACCATACCAGTAGCCGCACTAAGAGAAATAGGTAGGAAATATGTTAACACCGATAGAGATGTTGATGGTGGTGATGGTAACAGAAGTAAAGGAGTACTGGTACCTATAGAAGAGATAGCTCTATATCCTTTTAATCGTTAGCTTATATCCGGTTGTTTAAACAATGACCGGAAAGCTAGGCCCTCTGTCGTTTACTAAGAGAGTAAGCACTCCAGGGTGTGACCACAATCCACTTCTCTGTGTAAAATCAATAGACTTATCAAGGGATGGACATTGAAACCAGTGTCTATCTCCTTGGTTCTTAGCACGAAAGTGATGGTAGTGAGCTGTTATAAGTATCTCTGCTTCACCTGTTGGTAGGAAACCAAACATCTGACCCTTCCACCAGGCCTCTATCTTAGCCTCTGCATTACCTCCACCATTAGTCATATGACCATGTGTGAATGCAGTCTTCTTACCCTTGACCTCTATATTTAAATGATAACCTTCGGGTATGATGACCTTAACTTTTTTGTATCGTTCTTTGTTGGCCGAAAATATTTCTTCCATTATCTGTAGGTGCATAGTATCTGAGTTGTCTAATCTATTAGAAAGGACTTGCCCTTTACCACTCCTGGTCATTTCACCATGGTTCCCTGGCACTCCAGTTAATGTAATCTTATCTACATGTGGTAAGAAAGTCTCTACTGTTTTGTATATCATCGCTCTAGCTAGTGAGTATTGCTCTAAAAGATTTAGAGAAACATTGAAGGGTTGACTGTCGTAGAAAAATTTAGAACATCCTTCTGTTAAGTCACCCATTCCTACTAGAAATACTTCATCAATTTTCATCCCCATCTTACGATAGTTCTTTAATAGCTTGACTGCATCCTGCAATGCTACATCATACCTGGCAATAGTTGCCTCAACTCCATAGTCATCCTTGCCCAACTGCCAGTCACTCATCATAAATAACATAGCTGTATCTCCACCAAATAGATTTCGTTTAGTGAGCGCCGGCTTCTTTACTGCTTGTTTAAACAATGCGTCATAATGCTTGTCATGTGTGGCTGATTTCCTGCGTATAGTTCCTTTGAATGCGTGAAAGGTTTCAACGATACCACCTTTAAGCTGTGCATTCCAGGAAGATACCTTTAAGATGCCATCTATTTCGTATATGCTTGGGTCAAATCCCCAGTTCTTTAGAATGTTATCGAAGTCATTCTCATAGTTAGGGTCTGTACCTACATGTACAACTTCACCCTTACCTGTATTAGGGTCTATATCAATAGAAGGTTGCCATCCTGCTTTGTAAAAGTTATTACCATTCTCTGCAGGTATAGCTGTTTTCTTAGATGATTTTTTCTTAGGCATGTTTCCACCTTTCATATACTACATTTAGTATATAACAGATATTGAATTACCTATGTATTTACTTGGATGCTTTTGTAGGTTTTGGTCCTATTTGTTTTTTAGCAAACTCTTTCACTACTACAAGTGCAGCAGCTCCACCGGATAAGGCAGCGAGTTGTACTGCATTAGCGTCAACACCAACTAATGGTGCAACAGTTAACGCAGATATGAATGCTTCAACAAAAGTCCAAACAGTTTTACTAAGAACATCTTTATATTCTTGGCTCATTTTGTAACTCCATGCTTCATTCCAAGGGGTCCACGCTACATCCTTCTTGAATGTCCCATCAGATTTTCTTTTTCTTTTAAATTTCTCAAACATTAGTTTATTACTCTACCTTTAATCTTAGCGTTTAATGCTATGACACCACCATTAATCTCATTTAATTTCTCCATAACATCCTTAGCTACAATAACATCTGTTAAACTAGCGTCATTTAAATCCTTCTTTAAGAGTTGTTGTATAGTTGTATACTCAATGCTTACCTTCTTACCTTGTAGTAATTCGTTAGCAACTTTCCTATACATAGCTTTGTAGGCCTTTACACTTTGGCCAACGAACCCATCTTTACCTAGGTCTAAGTCTTGCTGAGTTTCCCCAATAATCAAACAACCGCTCGTACTTTCGTCAGTATTCCCCGAATGAATTAATATGTAAGTAAACCCTGGAACATCTTGTAGATGCAACATTCCATAGTGTGAGTTGCCATATTTAGCAGAGTACTTTGTGTGAAAACCACCTGTTTTTCTAAATTGTATATCGTATTCGCCTTCGGGTATGCAAGTCTCGTGCATTACTTTGACTGCTTGATACTGGTCTTCAAGTGTATAACACTCAAACTTACCATCTATAAAGAGCAAGCCATTCGTTGCATCCTTACCGAACTGTGTTCTTACTACTTGTAATTTCATTACGCCTCCTCGTGTGTTAGATAACTACCATACTTGCAGTTACATATAGTTACCCAAGTTCCATTTTTATTCTGCTTGGGGGTACAGAAATCTTCTTTACTTGCCGCCACAACAGCCGCCACCACAACAATCCATGTTAATCTCCTTGTCTAAAACTAATAGTTAATAACCATATGGCTAGTGTAATTAGTGTAGCAAGTCCTGTCACTTGTTGTGCAGAACCAGTGAGTGTTAATGTAGCAATAACTAAACCAACTAAAGTCCAACTAAGGTTAAGTGTTTCCTTAATTACTTTAATTATCCAGTTGCCTACTTGTTTAAACATTGCCTCTCCTAAATACAAAAGCTGCCATAGATACTATTCTAGTCAAAATAACTGGCACTACAACTTCTTGTGCTTTTTCTCGTTGGTCTTGTGTCATGTCGTCACCTATCTCCGAAAGATTTATTTCTTGTATGTCTATATCTACAAAAGTTTGTATAGGATTTTCTATAAAGTTCTCGAACTGTACCTCTGTAACAACATCAGCAAGGGTGTAGTTCTCTACATCTGTGTTCTCTACTGCTCTAGCTACATACTCTTCAACAGCTTCAGCTATTACTTCGTCATCTTTAACTGCTTCAGCAATGATAGCTACATCCTCTGCTTCTACCTGGAATATTTCAGCGACAACTTCTACCTGTTCTTCAGTAAGCTCTTCAACATCTGCAATAGCTTCCTCAACAACAGCTTGTACTATCTCTTGTACTTCTTCTGTAGCTTGGTCTAGGTTCTGTACACCAATATCATTTACTTGTTCAAGTACTTCAACAACTTCTTCAACAGTAGCTTCTTCTACTACAATCTCTTCTACAATCTCTTCTACTTCAATAAGCTCTAAGGGTTCTTTATCTTCCACTCTCGGTAATGTTGTTCCTGGCGTATCTTCACTAACAACTTCCTGTATCGGCTCATCCAAAACTTCCTTGACATCTTCTTTAACTTCTTCATCTATAACCTCCTCTAGTTCTTCATCTTGTATTGGTATTTCCACCACGATTTCGGGAGCAATGTCTTCCAAATCAAATTCAATAATCTCGAACTCAATAGGGAGTTCTTCAAACTCCACAATTGCATCTTCAACAACTTCCTCTTTAGGTGGGTCGAGTACATCAACATCATCCTTAGGAACGATGACTTCCACATCTTCTTTAATCTCTTCATTGATTACCTCTTCTTCTATAATATCATCTTCAAAAACTTCTACCTCTTCTATTATGATTACACAATCACCACGCTCTATCTGTGCATTAGTCATAAAGCAACCAAACTCAGCTTCATTATCTACACGCTCCTGGTCACGCTCTATGGTTCCATCATTGACATCTGCTTGTGTGTAAGTTTTATCAACACCTTCTACTTTTACATCAACAATAATTTCTTGTGGTGTAGGTGGTGGTGGTGGAGGTGGTATGTAAGGTTCAGGTTCCGGTTCAGGCTTAGGAGGTACAGTTGTAGTAGTTGTAGTACTAGATGTTGTGGTACTAGATGTAGTAGTGGTAACAGGTATCTCTACATACTGCCAGTACAGTGTATCTAATACAGATATGTCAGTTAGTGTAACTTCAAACTTTGTAATAAATTTATCTGTGTTAGCTTCATCATTGTTGTAATCAGTAAATGATTTGTAGAAATCATCATACATATCATTGCCATTTTCTCCCCATGATTGCGCTGCTTTTTGTATAGTTTCATCTGTGTCATCAGAGTAATAGTACTTAACATCATAAGTATTATTTACTGCACCAACTAGAAATCCTATTTCATATACATCTTCTGCAAATTCAAATAGATAAGTACCACTTTCTAAAGCTAGTGAACAACCTGT